ATGGCTGCATTTACTCGAATTGAGTTTACAGCCGACGACATCGTTCGAAGCTCCCTTGTTAAGGATTACATCTTGGCTAAGATGAGATATGAAGACATGAACGATTAAAAAGATAAATAGTCGATGTCTAACTAGTTGGAGATCGACTATGAAATATCTAATTACCGGTTTGGTCTCTGCAATGCTTTCATTTGGAGTGATGGCTGCAGAGACCAAAAAAGTTTGCGTGACTGTAAATGGTAAAGAGCAGTGCAAACAAACTAAGATTCACAAGAAGGTAGAGGACGCCAAAGAAGTTCCTAAAGACCAGAAGAAAAAGTAAGAGGTCTTATTATGTCACAAGATAATAAAAACGATAAGATGAGTGACAGTGAAAAGGCTAAAGAAGACTGGATGAACAAAAAGTGGCGTCCAGCAATGGGTTGGATGTACATGATGGTGTGTGTATTCGACTTCATCCTATTCCCTATTCTTTGGGCCATCGTACAATTCTGGGAAACACAAGCAGCTAACGACGCATTCCGTCAGTGGAATCCATTGACACTTCAGGGTGCCGGATTGTTCCATATGGCAATGGGTGCAGTTCTTGGTCTAGCAGCTTGGGGTAGAACACAGGAGAAGATGAATGGTGCAAACATGCCGCCAGCCCCAGCACTTCCTCCTTCAAGCCAAACAGTAACAACTACATACGGCGCTCCAGCTCCACAGCCTCAAGCTCCAATGTACTCACAACCTGCGTATTCACAGCCGATGCAGCAACCAGCAGTATCAAAGGGTGGATATAAGATGGCACCTCAGCAGGATGATCCAGTGATCTAAGGAGACAAGATGAGTTTTGATTTTGAATTTACACAAGACCATTTAAGACAAATCTTAAAAGGTAATCCATACGTTGACGATTGGTATGATGCACTATGCATGCTTCTTCCAGACTACGAGATTAACACCAAGGCAAGAGTTGCAGCTTTCTTAGCTCAAACTGCTCATGAGTCTGGTGGATATCGCGCACTGAAGGAAAACCTAAACTATCGCTGGGAGAGTTTGAGAAAGATATTTCCAAAGTACTTCCCAACGGATGAGTTAGCAAAACAATATGCGCACAAGCAGGAAGCCATTGCAAACCGAGTGTATGCTAATAGAATGGGCAACGGTCCTGAAGAATCGGGCGATGGATTCAAATATTGTGGTAGAGGTCTAATTCAACTTACAGGTAAGACTAACTACGCTTGGTTTGCTGCAAGCATTGAGACTCCTGTTGAAGACATACCAGAATATCTAATGACTTTCCACGGTGCAGTGCAGTCTGCATGCTGGTTCTGGGAATCCAACAATCTAAATCAGTGGGCTGATAGAGGCGACATCATTACGTTGACGAAGCGTATCAATGGTGGAACTATTGGACTGCAGGATCGTATCAATCACTACAATCACATAATGCACGTTTTAGAACACTGATTGTACTAAAAATCAGTGATGTGATATAATTATACTATGAAAACGTTTATTAATCACGACATACCCACGATCAAACGTGTTGATAGCCCGAATGGTCGTGTGTATGAAACTCCTACTGGTATGAAGTACCCGTCCGTCACGTCTGTTCTAGGCATGATGGATAAGTCTGATTTCTTCGAGTGGCGCAAGCGTGTTGGTGAGGAAGAAGCCAATCGTGTCGCAGCTCGTGCATCTCGTCGCGGTACTGAGATTCATAGTCTTTGTGAAGGTTACCTTAAAGGCGAAGACATTAAAGTTGGTATGTTTGATCAACAAGTTTTTGGTACTTTAATTCCTCACCTTGATAAAATAGACAATATACATGCACTGGAAACAAAACTCTATTCTGACTATCTTCAAGTAGCTGGAACAGTGGATTGTATCGCGGAGTATGAAGGCAAGTTGTCAGTCATTGATTTCAAAACATCTCGACGTCTTAAATCCAAGGAAGACATTCCTGGTTATTTTATTCAGACCGCATCATATGCTGTTGCGTTTGAAGAACGTACAGGAGTTCCTGTTTCAAGACTAGTGATCATCATGGGTATTGATGACGAAGACTGTGCTGTGTTTGTTGAAAAACGTGATACCTGGATCAATCAGTTTATGGAGCTTCGTGAAAAGTTTCGTAGAGTGAAGGGTTATTGATTATTGCTGTATGAAGCAAAGAGAAAAGTGTTCTGGACGCGGGTTCGACTAAGCCTGTTTTACCATGAAACCACCATGTGTCTTACCCTTTCCTTAATAAAATCCTAAAGTGAAAAAAAAAATGATTGACTATCACGAAGCCGTTAGAGAAATGCACAAAGGCAATGTTGTTAAGTATGTGGGCACAGTCAACGGCAATGTAATGAGTGACAATGGTGCCAGTTTTTGTATGTGTCGCGGGTGTATATTTCTCTTTGACCGCAGAGAAATCAAATGGAACAAGTTAGGCTACATGGTCTATGATCCAGACTTTCGTTATGTGCTTACTGGCGAAACAGTTGACCCGAGGGCGTGGAAGCCAGAGAAGAACAGAGACCGTAAAGAGATTAAATCAAAGTTGGGTTATAGTCGTATCGGAAGGAACAATGTATAATGCGTGATAGTGATGTAAACCGAGAAATAGAAAATATGACAGCACACCGTTCAAATACTACAAACCCTGTAGACTTTCCTATTTCGAAAGAAAACATGCGAGCCAGATGTGAAGCATTGATTACGGCAATGGTGGGACGAGATTTGGTTAACCAGTGGTGGAACAGCCCAAACAAAGCGTTTTGCGGGGACACACCTGAACAGATTTACAGCGTGGCACCTTCGGCAGTGTATGCTTACCTGATGAAATCATCAGAAGGAGAATGGTAAATGTATAACGAATATTTTAAATCACAAATAGATCAAGGTGCTACAGAAATGTTTTTCTATGGCCTGGAACGGCCAGAACCACATACAGTGAGCATTATGCGACATAGAGGCACACTTGACATATTTCCAACCAACTTGGAATATGTCCGCCATTTAACTGACGGTGTACCATTGTTCAAGGAAACAGAATGAAAAAGATACCAATGTTAGAAAAGTTTGCCGCACAAAGTCTTGTTGAATATGACGGTGAGTTAATCTTTAGTAAAGAAAAATTCGCCGAATTGATTGTAGAAGAATGTATTAATGTTTGTAAGAGTCGTGTAGGCAACAGCGACTATAATACTGGTAGATTACATTGTGTCAGTGACATACGAGAGCGTTTTGAATTTGGTATGACCACAGAAGATAAAAAGAATCTAATCAAAGAATTATTGAGAGTGAATAAATAAGAGTTATTGCTGTATGAAGTGAAGTGAAACAGGTCTTGGACGGGAGTTCGACTCAAAAACTCGAATGTTATAAATAAAAAATAACAGGAGAGAATTATGCATAAACACCACATCGTTCCACGGCATATGGGTGGCACAGACGATCCAGAAAATTTGATAGAACTAACAGTTGAAGATCACGCTGAAGCGCATCGAAAACTGTTTGAAGAACATGGACATTGGCAAGATTATGTGGCTTGGCAGGGATTAGCTGGTCTCATATCTAAAGAAGAACTTGTAAAAAGAATTCAATCAGAAGCAGGCAAGGCAAGAATCGAGAAACATGGGAATCCATTTTCTGGAGTTAAAACTTGGGGTAACTTTTCTATAAATGAAGAATTCAGAAAACAAGTTTCGTCATTAGCAAATACGCCAGAAGCAATTGCAAAAAAGAAGAAGACGATGGCGGAAAGAAAGCACCAACAAGGAGATAAAAATTCTCAAGCTGGTTCTAAATGGTGTGTCGAAGAAAATGCTAGTGATCTAAGTAATAGAAAAAAGTTTAGAGATGTTCCAGTTGGATGGATAACTACCACTGAGTGGAAAGATAGAAGAAAGAACAAAACCAATAATGCATATGGGCGTCATTGGTATAACGATGGAAGTAAAAACTTCTATCTGAAAGAATCTGATCCTATGATTGAGAAATTAGTTAAGGGTCGTTTAATGGCAGTAAACGGAGATTGAGAAATCTGGGCAAGACTCGGGTTCGAACCCCGACACCTCCACCTAAGCACATACATCGCTTGTCACTTGAAATATTGCGATGGTACAGATGATAGTAGTGAAGTAATATCTGCTTATGTGTGCTTAGTTGGGGGTGAATTAGGTATCGATTGACTGTAAAGTAACTTTCGAAGCTGCTCGGTAGGCGATGACCGTAAATCAAGCAAATCAAAGTAAATGCAAATGACGAAAGTTATCGCATTGCAGCCTAATTAAGGCTGCTAGGGTTTCGGTAGGTTTCCTCGTAACAGAATAACCTACCAATTTGTTTAACTAATGGAGAAAATATGAAGAAGATTGTTATTGCAACCATGCTCGCTATTACTACCGCTGCTTTTGCTAGCGATGTAACCGTTTCGTCAACCCGTGATACCAAACTGGATAAGAATGGTGTTACAGTCGGAACGAGCGTTGGTGGTTATGCACTGAGCGCAACCAAAGTTGAAGATGCTTACAACCGCTTTGCAGTTGGTAAGGACTTCAGCGTTACTAAGGTCGGCCCAGTTGCTGTGACTGCCGGTGTTGCCGGTGTTTACCAGGACAGCCAAGTTGGTCGCAATGGGTTTGGTGTTAGCGTTGGTGCTAAGGCCACTTATCCTTTGACTAAGAACCTTGATCTTGTCGGTGGTGTTAATCGCTTCTTTGGTCAGGAACGCATTGATAACTTCAATGGTACAAATGTTAGTGTTGGTCTAACGGCTAAGTTCTAATAGAAAAGGGACCTTTCGGTCCCTTTGTTTTAATTGGATAGTGGATTATCCATCGCTTTCTTTATCTTATCATCCACGTCTCTCTTCAGTGAATTCATCTTGCTATCAACTGACTTTTCAAGTGATTGCATTCTAGAATTGATTTCACGATCCTGAGCTTTATTAGCAGCTTCAATTTCCTTTGAAGTGCTTCTAACTTCTGCTCTAACTTCCTTGACTGCGTTGTCTGTTTCACGTTGGCTTTGCTTTGTGCCACGCTCAACGTTCTCTACAACGCCTTCTAAACGACGAATGTCGTTCTTTAGGTCGTTCTTAATATCGCGTGTATAGTCCGCTGTCTTGTTAGCAGATTCTTCAAGAGTCTTTGCAGTCTTATCTTGATTCTGCTCAATAACAGCTAAGCGCTTATCAAATTCAGAAAGATCAGGAGCAACGTACTTCTTGATCTTTGCCTTCATATCCATATAGTCCTGATAGAACTCAAAGGCACCCCACATACCACCACCAACGGCGGACATGATTGGGATAGCCATAGCTATCATTGTATTGTTTAACTTTAACTTAAAGCCAGCAACGCTAAGCTCATAAGCCTCTTTCTTTGGTGTGTTTTCTATAATTGACATTTTGTTTCCTTAGATTATAAGTGGTACCCATAACCAAAGCGCTTGAGACATAGTTAAACTAGCAACTGAACCTACTGCGATACTTGCCCAGAATAAAGGCATACTTACTGCAAGAATACTTGCAGATAGAAGAACGATAGCGATCTGGAACAATGATCCAGAGTAGGTAAACCAAGGGCTACGCTTCTTTGCTACTTCTCTTTCATCTTCTAATTTCTTAGCGTTGGCTGCGATTTCTTTCTTATCCGCTGCCATTCTCTCAGCTTCTGCTTGAAGCTTTTCTCTGTGTTCTGGCTTAGCTTGTAAAGCTGCAGTTTCGTACAACACCTGTCGTACATTCTTTGCCTGATACCAAGCCCATTGATTATTTGCCGCGATGGTGTTGTTCAAAACCTTAGAACTATTTGAACCACCAATAAGAGTATTAACGGCCAGCAGAGCAGCAAGGACAGTAATGACCCATCCAGCTTTGTCTTTAATTTTGGCTTCTCTTTCGCTTCTACTAAGAGGCTTCTTTTCTTCGCTCATATTGTCTCCTTCATCTATACTGTTGTTCTACCATGTTGTTATGAATAATGTCACTTCTACCATTAAGCTGTCTTAACACTCTTTCGTTGTCCACAGTCTTTTGATTTCTATAGATCTGTTCAGGCTTATAGAAAGAGTTATCCTTTATTGAAGCTGATAAGTACTTGTCATATCCTACTGGTAAAGTAGCGACATTTCTAATATCCACTCCACCTGCAAGTTCATTGTTGTCAGCCTTTGACTTGACAGTAGAACCTACATCCTGATTTTGTTCTTCAACCATCATAGGCATTGGAGTTCTATCATCTAATCGTTCTACATTAGATGTAAGTACTTTTGGCTCTTCTTGTTGAATAGGTTTAAACTGAATTACTGGAGTTTCTTCCTGTTGTACAAAAGAAGAGTTAGTAGTAAAGTTAGAGTAACCAGTGTCCTGTTGTTGAATAGTGTACGATTGAGTTTGTTCTTGTCTATAAATTGACAGTGCTGGAGGCACATAGGCTATAACTTGAGTTTGTTCAGATTTACCATCAACGACTTGCTCTATAGTTACAGAATGCAGTTTAATTCCAGTGCCGGTAAAATCAGACGATGGTATACCCATTCCATCAGATGGATTTGCAGATTCTGACAACGATTGATTTATAGACTCAGCAACAACGCTCATTGCAATTGCTTGGGCTTCTGCTACAGCTCTTCTAGCAATAGCAAACGCACTTGGATTCAACGTAACTATACGCTTCTCTTGTTCCTGTGAAACTGCAGTTGTAGCCTGTGTTTGTGTTTCTTTAACTACTTCAGGAACGCCATCTGCAACCTTGATCTCACCAGTTGTAGAGATTGTAGCTCCACCTAGATCAACTGTAACCTGACCTGAAGTACTAGTAGAGTCAACGGTTGCGGTCGTAGTAGAAGTTGGTGTAGTTACCTGAACGGTTACTGTCGTCTCTTCTTTTTGAAGCTCAGATGCTAGCTTCTTCGCATACGCTTCCTGGTATCCAGGGCATTGATTGCTATAGAGTTGATTACCGGAACACTGCTGTTGTAGATAGGCTTGCGCATATCCAGGACACGCAGAATTATAAAGTGGATTATTTCCACACTGTTGGCTGAAATACGCTTGTTCATAACCTGGGCATCCTACGTTATAAAGTGGGTTAATCGAACACTGCTGAGTGAAGTACGCTTCAGCATAACCAGAACAATTTGGACTAGACAGAGGATTTGAAACACATTGGTCTACACCATATGATGTCCATTGTGTTGGTCCCCAATTGACGTTGTTTCCATGATAGTATTGATAGTATTCACCTTTTGATAAATCACCAGTCATACCGGATGTAACTGTATGCGCATTGATGATAGCGCCGGCAAATCTAACGTCGACTAATCCTGTGTTATCTATCTTTACTTCAAATGAACTTCTGTTTTGATCTCTACCATATTCACTAACCCCGTACCAACCATATGTCATACTCGTTTCTGTTCCAAGTATGTAGTGGCTTCCATCTCTATAAGCAATAAGATCAGTCCATAAAGGCATGATGCTATAGTTATAGGCAGGATTAGTATTGTTAGTTAAGTCAACGCCACTGCAGCAGAAGTTACCAGTTATACTTGGAGGCTGAAAGCTTACGACACCGTTGGAGTGCATCCAAGAGTTATTGAAGTTCTGTCCATAGTATGGAAAGTTAAAACCCAAAGGCACGTTAACGTTCGCATCATCAGGCATAGTAACATTAGTAGCAGCAGGATTATTTTTCAAATCCTGCAAGCCACCAGGTGCTGTACTCACTGTGACCGAAATAGTATCAGTCACAGGAACAGTCACTGTCTGTGCATTAGAATAGGATGAAAAGCAGAGCGCCGATGATAGCACCAATGCTAATTTTCTTAAATGTTTCATCTTCTTTTGGTGCGTCTAAAACAGGAACTCTATCCGGATTGCTATCCCAAGCTTTTTTGGCTTGATCACCAATCTTACCTTCGTAGGGGCATGGAGTGCCTGCAGCTAACATGGCATCAAAGACTCTACGATCTTGACACATAGTTGCGACTGCCGCCACTTTCATACCCATGTCAAACAAGGTCTTAGAAAGTTTTAGTCTTTCACAGTTCATGTCTCTAATAGTTCCACCAGTAGAGATACCAAGGATCTGTGTTTGAACTGCACCAGAAACACCAGTTGTACATAGATCAGAATTACCACCAGACATCATCGACGGAGCGATGGCTGTTGGAGGAGGTTGAATAACCTTCTGAGTTATGTTGGTGTCGTTGATGTTCTTGTTTGTCATTTCACCAGATTGGATGTTCTGGTTCACGTTACTACTTGAACTTACGTTGTTGTTTTGATTTACGTTAGTGCTTGTAGAAGTGTTGACGTTGTTATTGTTATTAGAACTAGTAGAAGTGCTCGTATTGATATTTCTATTAGTCATGTCTCCAGTGTTCACGTTGTTATTTGTGTTAACAGACGTGCTGGTGTTTACGTTATTGTTTTGGTTTGTCGACGTAGACGTAACAACGTTGTTATTGTTGTTAGTCATAGTTCCACTATTAATGTTCTGATTCACATTAGTATTTGATGACGTAGAAGTTGACGTATTCGTATTGATGTTACGATTCGTCATGTCACCAGTATTAATGTTGGTATTTGTGTTTGTCGAAGTACTTACGTTGTTATTATTGTTCGTACTGGTCGAAACACTCTCCACCGTAGTGGCATTAATGTTATTGTTTATGTTATTGTTTGTGTTGGTACTCGTTACCGTGCTTGTGCTGGTAGATACATTATTAGTGTCAACCAGCGTTCTCGAGTCATATGCAGTCTGTGCTACTGCGATTGATGTAGACATAACAAAAAGCACAGCCGTGGCTAGCTTTCTGTACATATCGATTTCCTCTCTGTTTTATACCCCACAGCAGGGTACTTTCTTATTTATAAATAAAGATACACCACTGTTTACAGAAAATACTGGTTGTGGTATAATTATTTCTGGATGCACCAAGTCCACCTGATCAAGACCTCATCCCGAGGCACAATTAAGGAGATCAAATGCGAAAGAAACTCGCCTTATGCGCATTTCTACTCATTTCAATAGTTCTATACTTTCAATTTGAAAAGCCACTAGAACAAAAACAAATCACATATCATGATCTAAGTGATCAAGAAAAAAGACAAGTTGATTGCCTCGCAACAAACATGTACAGAGAAGCCGCCGGAGAAAAAGAACTTGGCTGGCGTGCTGTCGCTTCTGTGACACTAAATAGACTTAATACTGGCAACTATGGTGATAGTGTTTGTAAGGTCGTACACCAAAAAGTTGGTAAGAACTATCAATTTTCTTGGGTAGGAATGAAAAATAGATTGTCTTCAATTAATGAAGAGTTATATAATGACATTAGAGAGCTTGCAGTCTTTATGTACTTTTCCTATGACAAGGATCAAGACGTCACTGGAGGAGCAACATTTTATCATGCAGACTATGTCAAACCACGCTGGAAAGGAGTCCAAAAGACTACCAAGATAGGAAGACATATATTTTATACGAATCACAAAGATCTTGCAATGCTTAACTAAGAGGTAATAATGCGGAAAGACAAAATGGATATCACTGACTTGATTAAAAACAAAGCTTCTGATGGCTCTTTTACTAAACCAGGTGCAACAGTACATGAGTTCTACCTGACTGGTGAAATCGAGTCCGCTGATAATTATATCGACTGGTTTGACACAATTCGTCATGCAAATGAAACCGATATTGTGAAAATCTACATTAACTCGTATGGTGGTGACCTATTCACTGCGATACAGTTCCTGCGAGTTCTTGGTGAAACTCGTGCCGTGAAGATTATGTCTGTTGAAGGCGCTTGTATGTCGGCCGCGACTATGATCTTCATGTGTGGTGATTCTTTTGAAGTCACTCCGCACTCTGTCTTTATGTTCCACAATTATTCGGGTGGAACGATTGGTAAGGGTGGTGAAATGATCGACCAACTCCTTCATGAACGCAAGTGGTCTGAACGTCTTCTGAAGGAGATCTACCACGAGTTCATGTCTCCAGACGAGATCAAGGCTATGCTTGAGAACAAGGACATCTGGATGGATGGTGAGGAAGTCGTCAAGCGTATTCAAGCTCGTATCGCTCGTGCGAACACTGCAAAGAAGCCTGTAGCAAAGAAGACCAAGGATACACCCGCACCGACTAAGAAAGCTCCTGCCAAGACTACGAAGAAAAAGCCTGTACAATAATTAGACTTTATGGTATAATAAACCATAAGGATGGATTTACCTATGGCTAATGCATATTTTCTTCGTAAACTGGCTCAAGACGAACTTTGGGATACAATGTTCTTTGCATCGGGTGAACGCCCCATCAAAGAAAAGGCTAGTGATTCTATCACTCTAAAAACCAAGCCGTTTGAAGCTAAGATCTACAGTACACGAAAGATTATTGTCAATGGCCGTAGGTGTAATTCAACCTATGAGGCAAAAGTTTACATCGTTAACAACATTGACTAATATGAATTTGAATTCGATTGAAAGTAAGATCGTTACTGCATATGCACTGAAGGACCAAAAAACTCTAAGTGATACATATATTGAGTTGGCCACCGAAAAGAATAAACTCGATCGTTGGTTCAACAAGTATATCGATATGTTTGACGAAAAGCTTTCAACCTGTGATAAAAATGACCCTATCCGAAAACTGTACAACAACAAGTTCGATCACTACACGAAGCTTTCCCGTTGCCTACGAATCGCAGAATCGTACATGAAAAAGGAAGCACATGTTTAAGAGCGCAGCACAGTTCTCCTTGCACATCGAAAAGATGGCCACAGAAAAAAGAATGACTCATATGGAAGCCGTTCTGAAATACTGTGAAGAAAACTTCGTCGAGCCAGACGAAATCAAGAACCTAATCAATAAGCCACTTCGTGACAAGATCGAGATTGACATGCGCGAAGCAAACCTCCTTCCTAAAATCGCATCACTGGACGTGTAAAATGAGCGAAGAATTTAACGACAATGAAACCTTTAAAGTTAACTACCACGTTGTGGTTAACTCAAAGGATCTTATGACTGAAACACGCCAGTTGGCTAGGTCTCTTATGGAGAACCCTTACCTAAGCATCGGCGACTATCTTAAGAACATCTCCGATCACAGTCTTGAGAAGTTCATTGATATGATCGACGAGGGTGAGGAAGGCGAAAACTTCCAGGAGTTCCTATTGATCGCCGAGATGCTCGCACGAGCGGAAGGTCTAGATGAAGGTACTCTGGACGTGATCACTGAAAGAACCAACATCCTCTGCACCATGATCTGTTGTGAATCGCTGTACCGCAAGGGTATGATTAAACTTCACCATAACAACATGTCCTTTGGTGAGGATATGAGAAGCGCCGTTATTGCCGAAAGAATCTGATGGATGGATTTGCTGCTTACCGCTACTTCATGGCGGTCAGGCTTCACTTTACTACTGAGAAGTACGACGTCTTTGAGAAGAACGGTCGTGTGTCTGGTACAAGAGCCACGTTTGAAAAGCGTAACGATAGGGCTCTATTTGAAAGACTTGCTAGAAAATTTGATACTGACCAAGAGTTGATTCAGTTCCTTGTGGCTAACTTTGCCTATGGCAATAAGAATGTCGTGTATTCGTATGAATCCGATGAGTACTATAGGGAGTGGATCAAGCGCAAGGAGTCACGTACTCAGATGTTCCAAAATGATCTTAGAACGATCGTCAACAAGATTGACTTTGATGGACTAAAGGCTGAGAATCTTTTCTCTATCGAGTCAGGTTATCCTGATCTATTACGATTGTACGTTGGTGGTGTAATTACCCTTGAAACAATGGTGATTATTCAGGATTTTGAAGACTATCTAAGTCAGTGGGAACCTCTGGTTATGTTATGGAACGATCACTTCCTTACCATTCGTAAGGCAAAAAGATTTGTTAAATATGACCAGAATAAGTTAAAATCTATCTATAGCACATTTAAGGAAGAACTCCTCGAAACACATCATGGGTAAGACCGCACATCGATACAGGGATGACGATGATGATCGTCGACAAAAGCACACAAAAAGTGCAAAACATTCGCGAAATGTCCCAGGACAGGGCATGCGCGTTATAAATAGTTGGTCGGAAGAAGATTATGACGATGATTTATACGATGATTCTGATTATGACTCTGACGTACACTACGCAAATACTACGCAAACACAACGTAAATAAGGAAAAACAAAATGGATATTAATACACTTCGCAAACTTCGCGGTTCTGATTTCGGCAAGATCTCTCAAGAATTTGAGAAAGTTGCCAACCCACAGTCAGAGTCTAAGTCTTACCAGGACGATCGCTTCTGGAAGCTTGATCCGGATAAGGCAGGTAATGCCACAGCTACTATCCGATTCCTCCCACGTACTATCAAAGTTGTCGATGGCAATGAAGTCATGGACGAACTGCCTTGGGTTCGTATGTACACCCACGGTTTCCAGGGTCCTACTGGCAAGTGGTACATCGAGAACTCGCTTACCACGATCGGTGAAAACGATCCAGTTGGTGAGTTGAACTCTCGTCTGTGGAATACAGGTAACGAGGCTGATAAGGAAACTGCACGTAAGCAAAAGCGTAAGCTGAGCTACATTGCAAACGTTCTGATCATCTCTGATCCTAAGCATCCTGAAAACGAAGGACAGGTCAAACTGTTCAAGTTCGGTAAGAAGATCTTCGACAAGATCATGGATAAGGCTCGTCCTACCTTTGAGGATGAAACTCCAGTGAACGTGTTTGATCTCTGGGAAGGTGCAGACTTCAAGCTGCGTCAGCGTAAGGTTGAAGGCTACCCTAACTACGATCAGTCTGTCTTTATGGAACCATCTGCTCTTGCAGGCGGTGACGAACAAAAGCTTCTGAAGATCGTTAACTCGCAATACCTGTTGTCTGAGTTCATGGATCGTAAGAACTTCAAGACTTACGAGGAACTTTCTCGCAAGCTGGCCTCTGTTCTTGATGGTGGTGGTGCTCCTACAGCAACCGCTGCTTCGATGGCAGAAGATGAGGACTATACTCCTCCGGCTCGTGAACAAGCTAAGCCCGTTACAAGAGTTTCGGTTCAAGCAACCGATGACGATGATGACGAGGCAATGAGCTTCTTCAAGAAAATCGCTCAAGAGAACTAAAAACAAAGGGACCGAAAGGTCCCTTTTCTTATACTCTTACGTAAGAGTCTCGTTGATACCTAGCAAATGTTGAATCTTGATTTCTAACATGTCCAGGAACATTTACTGTAGATGCATTATTAACAACATTGGTAGGTGCTGATACAACAGACGTATTAGATACTGGTCTCTGTGCTGTTCCACTAACTTCTGCTGATTTAGCATATACTACTCCTGCCTGTTGTGGCTGAGGAGTTACAGGCACCATCATACTCTTTTCTTCTACAGGAAGAAGTTCGGTAGCTTTTGCTAAACCAAAGTCAACCTTACGCTTATCAAACCAACTTAGCTTTTGATAAGCGTCATCTTCTTTAACAATTTCAGCAACTGCTTCTGCAGATCCACTATTTTGTGCATTTGCTTTTATCTTATTGAATGCACGCTTTGAAATTTCTCTTTCACCTGCATCTCCGGAAAGTGTTGCTTTTCCAGTTGCTGTATCAAACGTTGCGAGGATGTTAGTTAAAGATGTCTTATTATCTATAGTTTTTTCGCTCTCTGAAAGAACATCTGTAGTGTCCGTACTATAGGTAACGCTACCATCTTTATTCAAACGTGCGGTTTTTCCGCTAGTAACAATATTCTGTTTAAAGTCAGAAGTATCACTAGTAGAAGAACTAGTTTGATTCAATGAGCTGTTTGTTGCTACTCTGTTTGTACCTTCCTTTGGTCTAAATGGATAGAATGGTCCGATAGACACTTTCTTATTAATGACCGGAATAGTAAATCCAATCTCAGGAATTCCAAAGTCCTCGAAGAAAGACATTACTTGTTCTTTTATCTTAGTAAAGAAATCAGTGATAGGCTGAAATACATCTTTAAACGGTGTTAGAACATACTCATCTAATAACCCAAATAACTTTCTTGGGATGTATAGGTATGCATCAAGAAGCATACTAGCTATATCTTTGAATTTGTCAAATGCTCCAGTGATCTTTTCACCTATGTTCTTTATTGTTTGAATTGGATCCTTAATAAAGTCCACTATAGTCATTATAGTGTCTTGAAGCAACTGCAATGGTAAGAATATAAAATCAACTATTGTACTAAAAACATCCTTGAATGAGAATGAATCCAGCATTTTCTCTAGACCATCGAAGCCAAGAGCACCAACTATCCATGATACTGCACTCTTAACTAAATCGGCAAGTCCAAAGATTAGAGAATTGAAGAACCCTTTGATCGCTCCTTTTAGAGCACCAACAATACCGTCTTTTTCAAAGCCTTCAAACGCACCTTTAACAGTATCCCAAATAGTCAATATAACTGTTATAGGATAAAAGATTTTACCAAGTATTCCAGCTAACTTTCCAACGTATGTTGCAAATGTTTTAAAGTAGCTGAACACTTTCATTACTGGTTCAAATAACCCACTCAACGCTGAAGCCTTACCGACCCATTTACCAAGTGCTACAAATGGTTCTATGAGTGTAGTTAGGAAACTGCGTGCATAGCCAAACGCAGTTCTTATGAATGTTACAATTTTACCTTCACCACTAAAGAATGCTTTGATTGCATCTAATCCAGCATCAATAAAGCTAACGGCTTTCTTAACCTTACCTACTATTAGGTCAAACGACATAGAGATACCAACAGCAAAACTGGCAATTGCCTTACGAACTGCTAAAGGCATAGCAGTTACAAAAGCTCGAGCAAATAAACCAATAGTCTTGATCTGCGCAGTAAATGCAGCAATACCTGCTGCTAAAGCAAGTGCAATAGCTTTGCCAAAACCACCGAGTTGAACTTGAGGACTATCCTTGGGTTGTATAGAACCCCCTTTAAATGATTGTTCTCTAGCAAGTTTAAGTTGTTCTTCTTGAATTCTCTTTAATTCTAAAGCGTCTTCTTTAGAAACTAGCTTACTATCAATCTTACTTAATAGTTCGGTGTGCAACTTTGATTCTTCTAAGAGTCTAGACAACTTAGACGACATGCGCTTATCATCTTCTCGCATGTCCTTGTCAGTTTTATACTGAAATAGAAGTTGCGCCTTTTGGATAACACTGTCTTCATGAAGAGTCTTTTCCATCATCTTTTGTAGTGAATCTAGTAAAGCGCTTTGCTTCTTAGATTCTAAAAGAATCTGCAGATTAATGATCGCATCTGGGCCAATAGATGGACGTCTTGTTGAAAACATTGATTTTATGTTATCCATTTTTGCTCTCTAGTCTTTGTTTTTCTTCTTCTAGATATTTCACAAGCATAGCAACGTAGATTTCACGTTCAAATGGGAGCATCATTTCTATATCATTCAATGTATATTTATGATACTGCATCAATGCAAAATTCATCTTGTAATGATTATGCAGAGAGTCATGACAAAGGTTAATTAGAAAAAATTTTCAAGACCCTTAATAGTTTGTTTATGTTCGTGACCACATACTGGGCACTTTAATTCTAGCTCTTTTTCAAGTCTAGGCATCGTTTCAAAGAACTGTTGTACCTTAAGAAATTGCTGTTGCGTTAAGTTGCTCACGAAGTTCAATAGTTCTTCTTTGCTATAGTCGGAAGCTTTGTAGATAGATTCCTTATCGTAAATATAATCAATGCATGAGATGATTACATTAAAAGTATCTTCTACACTATCTTCAGTAGGTGAAGAAACTGCAGATACATCTGGATATTTCATCTTTACACCGATCTCATCGGACAGTTTAATTTTGTCTGAGTGATTCTTATCAAAGCTAACTTCAATCTGCTCTAGGTTGAGATTAACATTCATCTTTGCCTTTGGGTCATTACACGCATTACATTGGAATGTAAGCTCTGAGATTTCACCCACAGACTTTGCACGAAGCTTAATAAAGATGTACTCGATGTCAAACATTGCAAGTTTATCAATGTCCACTTCTCCAAAAGTACAATCCTTAATGACATCCTTTAGAGTATCAAGCATTGTTTGTTGGCTATCACTTTGTTGTGCAAGTAGAAGAGCCTTTTCTTCCTTAACTAAAAATGGTCTAAACTTGACCTTTTGTTTAGTTGAAGGAATGGTTAGTTCATATTTTGGCGCGCCAATAATTGGTAAAGACATTATTAATCCTTTCTCATGTCATTAAGCATCTTGTTGAGTTCAGCAGTGCTGCCAACAAATATAGCATTATTAGTTACGGACTTAGATTCCTCAACCTTTGGTCCATCTAGTTTCTTTTTCTTTTCATGAATATCGAGTAGTTGGGTGTTGATGTCGGCCAACTGCTTCATTAGGTTACCAACAACTTCAAAAGCTCTTGGGTGTTCAGAATCTTTCGCTACTCTTATAGCGTGTTCTAAAGCAGTCTTACCATTTACTAAAATATCATGAAGATTGTCTCTAGCCGTGTCATAGTCTGAGTCAATTTTCTCGGTTTTACTTTGATCTTCTATAGGAACCAATTCGGTAGTCTTGGCATCTATTGGTTGAAGATCAAAGATCTCTGATAACGATTTGTCAATATTCATATTTTAAACAAAGATAGGTGTTACTCCAGTAAATTCACCAATGTCTTCTGGGAAGATGTTTCCAAGATTTTCATTTATAAACTGCTGGTATTCAAAGAAGTTGTTAGCATAACTTTCAACATTTTCAGGTACTCGCTGATCAAACGCAAAGGTTGATTGACCATCTAATTCAGTTGACTTCCAATACTTATATTGGAAAGTTACGCTTACTTTCATAATATCTTTTGCACTGTAGTCTAAAGATATTGCACTTATGTTTTTAGGATAAGCTTCGTATAGTGTTACTAAATGTACACTCTTATCTTCTAAGTCTTCTACGAATACATCTATTGTTTTTGCGTATTCTTTGTAGTATCTATGATTTCTAGTTTCACCAATATGTGTACCTAAAAGCCATTCGTCAAAGAAGCGCTTGACCATTAAAGATTTGTCAACGTAGAACGTCATAGTCACAGGTTCATATGAAACTTCATATGGAACTTCTCTAACTTCACCATAAGTTCTAACCTGGTTTGTAAGTATATTCACACCAGGAAGTTGAGCTGTATCACAAAACAAGTTTAGCAATTGTAGCTTTTGATTATCGATAGTGATGAAATCTGGAGGAGAAATAAGTACACTGAATCTATTATTTCTTGCTAGACCATCGCTTCTTGAAATTTCTGAGATGAAATTAGTTAAACTCATAGTGTTGCTGCTTTCTTACTTTCTGCCCAGACTTTGTTTTTACTTGCACCAACAAAAGATTCAACCGGAAGCATAAGTGCTGTAAACCAATCAGCGGAATCTATCTTAATGAACGGTGACTTGATGTGATCTCTTCTATATTGTTTTACGCAAGGCTCAGCGAGTTTAAACTTTGATAAACCGGCTATGAGTTGCCAAGAGTACTTGATTCGAGTATTCTCGTCAAAGTTGTTGTTTGTTCTAAATTGCATTAGTCTATCCAAGAGTCTTACTCTTAACTGATATGGAAGATAGTGCATATTCAATCCCCACATGTGTTCAGCGTCTGCTCTAAATGGAAACACTAATGGGAATCTATCAAAGTAAGGAAGAGTCTCTTTGTTTAAGGCGTCATACATAAACATGTACATATGACCTGGGATTACTCGAGTACTTAGTGCACTAGGATCGTTCTTTAGAATTTTCGCAGGAGTAATTCTCTTCTTGCTTAGAAGAAGAGCCTGTTGCTCAAACCAGGTTTTAGACTTCTTTGCGATGTCTCGATTGAACCTGTTTTGCTCAAAGATATCTTGAAAGGACTTATTAGTTGACGCCATAGTTATATTTATCCTAATCCCAGTTGTTTCTCTGTGAGGACTATAAATTCCCATCCTCTATCTCTTGCGTACCGATTGGCTGCTTCCCATTTTGCTTGATTCTTGACGTAAGTAGCAGCCTCGGTTAAGTATCTTCTAGTTGCTCTTGAAGGCTTTTCCGGTGGAAGAGTCTGTTTGAACGGTTTTATTTCTACTAAATAAGTCTTAATCGTGTTATCTTTCGTCTTTACTTCTATACGAAAGTCTATAAAATACCTATGAACTCGTCCATCGGTTGGACATACATATGGCACAATAGTCTCTTCTGAGTTCCAAGAGACAATCGATGGGTTCCTATCACACCAGATGGCAAATCTAGTTTCCCAGGAACTTCTCATTATGATATTTGAATAGTCGCCTTTATACTTGCGAGGGTTTATTGGCGTAAATTTTCTTTTGTGAAACATTGATAAATATAGAAGTACTCCTATATCTATTTAGGCTAATATGGCAACAGAACCAACAAATACAACACCGCCCGTTCAGAGACCTACTCGAAATAAAGAGGGTAGAAACACTGCTACGAGATTTAATAGTAATAAGTACCAACAGGAATCTAAGCAGTATCCTCTTGACCTATTTTCAAATAAGAGGCAGTATGGCGGTAACTTCATGGTGTTTTACATAAACGTCATGCAAGATTCTAAACTAATGAAAGAAGGCACCTTTGGGAATTCTGTTGAAAATGACAATGCCGAGTTAAGAAGTAATATTGATCAAACAGCAGTTAGCGTTGGTGCAACCGCCTTTTCTACTGCAATTGCCGGTGGTGCTTTAGGTTCTATAGGAAACGTTGCCACTGGAGTTTCTGGTGCAGTTGTTGGAGCTGCTGCTACTGGTGCTGTAGCAGCTAAGACTCAAAATATGAAAATGTCTAGACAGACTAAGAGATTACAGTCTGCTATTGCTTTATACGTCCCTCCAAGATTACAGGCTAGATACTCTGTGTCATGGCAAGAACAGGATCTTGGTGTATTATTAGGTGCAGCACAATTAGCACAAGAAGCAGCAAACATTGTTAAAGCAACAGAAGCCAATAATAAATCAGGTTCAAATGGTGCAGGTAAAAACTTTGCATCTTCTGCTGGAAACGCAGCAGTAGCACTAGCACTAGGAGCAACAGGTGCAGCAGGTGATCTGCTTAGTGCACAGAGTGGTTTAGCATATAACCCAAAGAAAGAACAAATCTTCAAAGGCGTTGATTTTAGAACATTTAACTTTGAATATCAGTTTGCTCCTAGAGATGAAAAGGAAGCTAGAGAAGTGATGGACATCATTAAACAATTCAAGTTGCACATGCACCCTGAATATGATGACAAGGACAACTTCTTATTCATATATCCTTCTGAGTTTGACATATATTACTATGCAGGCGAAGACGAGAATATGAATCTTCATAGACATACAACATGTGTCTTACAAGAAATGACGGTTGATTATACTCCAAACGGAGCATTCTCTACATTTGCAGACGGAACACCAACTCAGATTAATATGAACTTAGTGTTCAAGGAACTTGCAATTCTTACAAAAGAACAGATACTGGATGGATTCTAATGTACTTCAAAAAACTACCAGACATTTTATATCCGTTTAACATTGACGGTAAAAACCAATTCTTACTACTAAAAGATATATCAGTCAACGTAAGATTTGTTAGAGAAGTACTAAGTAACATTTCTTTATACGATGAATACGATATTATCGATGGAGAGACACCAGAAATTATATCGGAAAAGTTCTATGGTACCCCAGAGTACCATTGGATCATTATGCTTTCTAACGAAAGATACGATTACCTAACAGACTTTCCAATACCATACAAGTACTTTAACGAGTACGTTGCTAACAAGTACGGCGAAGCAAATGTGTATGCAGTACATCACTATGAAAATTCTGATGGGTACACAGTAGAATCTACAGATCCAGTGTATCTCGTTGAACAAGCAACCAACAGATTATACAGACCTGGTGCTACAGTTGATCATGGACTAACAGACAATAATCCAATTGTGTTTTACTCCGTTACCAACGCATCACCACTTCAAATCAATACTACGTATTATGTTGTAAATTCTACTAGAACCTCGTTTGAATTATCAACAAGTGTTGGTGGTGCAACGATAGACATCACTACAGATGGTACTGTTACTTCAAACTTGTCTACAGTTAGAACGGCAGTAACTAACTATGAATATGAAGAAAGATTGAACGAATCTAAGCGAAGAATAAAAATCATTGATAAGAAGATCATCAATCAGGTTATTAACGAATTTAACAAAGCGTTGTCATAATGAGTACTTCGGATAGTTTCCTTAGATTTGCTGGTGATGTAGTTATAAAGGATGCCAGAATCACCTCATTGGTGAGTGGTACCTCTATGAACATCCAAAACCTAGTTATAGGTGTAAACATATACGAGGACCTGTTTTCTTCGTTTATTACAGGAAGTCTTGTTGTAAACGATTCCTTAGACTTAATGAATAGTTTCCCATTTGTTGGAGAAGAATTCTTAAGTCTTAAAGTTTTTACGCCTTCTCTTGAAGATAACAAAGACATTTTTGACCAAGTCTTTTACATTTATAAGATAAGCAATAGAGTGTATCAGGCTGAAAGAAATGTTGTGTATGAAATGCACTTTATTTCTCAGGAAGCATCAGTTGATTTAAACAACTCTATAAGTAAAAGCTACTCTGGTAAACCATCCGACATAGTTAAAACGCTATTGGGAGCTGATGGTTTAGGTACAGAAAGAATAGGTCTAATTGAAGAAACCAAAAACAACACTAAGTACACGTCTAACTTTTGGTCACCAAGCAAAAACTTTAATTACTTGGCAAACCAAGCAGTAAGTAATAGAGATTCAGCGTCGTTTGTTTTCTTTGAAAATAGAGCAGGGTTTAACTTTGTCTCACTTGAAACACTGTCAGCAGCTGCTGCAAGCCAAGTATTCAACTATAACTCTTCATCACGAGATCATGATCCTAATAGTAAAATCAATTCATCATACAGAAATATTGAAAGAGACTATCAAAGAATCAACGAGTTGACCGTTCCAGTTGTAGTTGACTCCTTAGATAAACTAAAATCTGGTGCGTTTGGATCAGTGCTCATAAGCCATGACTTAGTTACCAAGCGATACAGAGTGAATAAGTTTGACTACTTAGACAATTTTGATAATGAAGTGCACTTAAATAAGTATCCAGTGACAAACAGAAACGTATCTTATACTTTAACAAGACCAGAATCTGTTGTCATGACCAAGGAAATACACTATGGTCTTTACGATAATTTTGGCGACGTTTCTAACAACAATAGCTTACAAAAACGTCTTTACAGAATCTTACAGATAGAAAACCACAAAGTAAAGATAACTGTTCCAGGTAGAACAGACTATACTGTTGGCATGGTTGTTGAACTTGACATTAATCAGGCAGAATCTATTACAGAAGTAACTGATGCAACCAAGGATAAATTTTTGTCAGGAAAGTATCTTATTGCCGCGATACATCATGCAATTGACAAAGAACGTCATGAGTGTGTAATGGAATTAATCAAAGACACGTTCATTGGCAACATTGCTAAATTTGGAGAAGTTTAATGCAACTTTATACTGGAGTAGTTGAAAACAGATATGACCCTCTAAAACTTGGTAGATGCCAAGTAAGAGTAGTTGGACTGCACACACATGACAAAACTATTCTTCCAACAGCAGATTTGCCTTGGGCATATCCAATGCAGCCTATTACGTCTGCTGCGATGTCTGGAATTGGAACAAGTCCTTTAGGACCTGTTGAAGGTACATGGGTTGTTGTATTATTCAGAGATGATGATGAGCAACAGCCGATCATCATCGGAACATTAGGTGGTATTCCACATAACACAAGTGATATTACTGCAAGAGATTCTGACTCTCTTGTAGTTAAACAAGATGGTGATCTCAACATAGAGTCAAGTGCAATCACCACTAGCGATGGATCTGTAGTCCAAAATAAATTCGAATCTACTGTACCTGAAGGTAATTCTACGGGTACAAAGAGAGCATCTGATTTTACACCTTCACAAAAAGCATACGATATAATTACACTTTATGAAGGCTATTTTTCTTCTAGTTCAACTTCTACCAAACAAGCTAAAATCGGTGATAAGGTCTATGCTTATTGGGACAAATACGCTAAGTTATGGACTATTGGATTCGGAAGTACATTTCTAAATGGTCAGCCCGTTGTAGAAGGGCAATCAATTACATATGATGTTGCGCTAGCCGAACTTAAGTCGCACGTAGAAAAAGATGCTGGTGCTGCCGTTAAAAGAAATGTTAGAGTGCCAATTACACAATCTATGTTTGATGCATTAACATCATTGACATACAATATTGGTGCTGGTCGTTTTGCAAAGTCTTCTCTATTAGCAGACTTAAATTCTGGCAAGTACTTAGACGCTGCAGCGTCATTCATGCTTTATGATAAAGCAGGCGGTCAAACTCTACCAGGATTAACCAAGAGAAGAAAAGCAGAAAAAGATCTGTTCATGGCAGATGGTATTCCAAACGAGGCTGGAGAAGTTCAGCCTTCGTCCAATGAAGTGCCCACCGCTGAATCTAATCCAAGTAATCCATCTACAACTGGTCAAGCAATTCAGAGTTCAATCTCAAATAACTTAGGATTTAGAGATCCCAATGGTAAGTATCCATTGTACTTTAATGAACCAGACACGAATAGACTGGCTCGCAATGAAGAGATTAATAAGACTATTGTATTTAAGAAAGAAGCTGGTGAATTAAAGGGAATCCCTATTGCTGGAGGTGGATCATGGGATCAGCCGCGTACACCTTATGATGCAGTATATCCATTCAACCATGTAATGCAGACTGAGTCAGGTCACGTACTTGAGTTTGATGATTCACCTAATGCTGAAAGAGTTCATATCTATCATAAGAAGGGTTCATTTATTGAATGGGATCCAAATGGTTCTCAGATCAATAGAATCGTTGGAGATGGATATGAAATCTTTGAAAGAAATGGTTATGTAAAAATCAATGGTTCGTGCAACGTAACGATTGATGGTGCATATAACGTTAAGGTTGGTAACACACTTAACCTAGAAGTTTCAGGTGCTACCACAGTTAACATCTATAATGATGCTAAGGTAAACGTATCAGGCAGTATGCAGATGTCGGTTGCCGAGGATTTTAAATTAGCAGCAAAGTCTATATCACTCGAATCTACAGGTGGTAACATTGACATTCTTTCTGCAGGTGATCTAAACACTCAGGCAGGAGGAGGAAATGTTAGCCTTAGAGCTTCCGGAATCGTTGCTGCTGATGGTGCACAAACGAGAATACAAGAAGGATTTTCTTCTTCTGCTAATGGAGCTAACCTTGGTTCACCATCAGCAAAGCAATCTCCTGAAATGCCAGAGTTTAGTGAACTAAGAGTCACTGGCCGTTCAGCAAGTTCTGGGTATAACTATGAAACTCCTGATGATGGAAACCCAGAACAGTATAAACAGAAACAGGTTGATACTGGTGCTGCAAGATCAGAAGATCTAGAATATAATGGAGAAAAGAAAGACGAAGCAACTGCTGCTAAACAAACTATTACCCCTAAGGTTGCATCGTGCGATGTCATCTATAAGATGGAAAAGTTTGATCCTACGTTTGTACTATCTAAGAAGTTTAAACTTGGTGCATTGAATAAAAATGGTGCACGAGCAATCGTAGCACAACAAGGTGCTTCTGTACAAGAAATTGTATGTAACTTAAAAGGATTGGCCGAAAACTGTCTTGATGTCATATATGATATGTACCCTAATATGACTATAACGTCTGGATTCAGAAGACCTTCAGATGCTCCAAATTCAAGTCCAAAATCTGATCACTACTTAGGTAAAGCAGCTGACATTGTTATTCCTAACCTAGACAGAAAAGGTCATTGGGAAGCAATCCAAAAGATTCAAAAAGTTATACCTTATCGTCAGTTGATTTTAGAGTATCAAGGTCCAAAGACCGTTTGGATTCACGTTGCTTTTGATTATAACGAAAAACATCCGCTATCAGCATTTACCATGAACAACCATTCTAAAGTTCCTGGAAGTGAAGGTAAATTTGTTTACATTGCTTAAATTAGAATAAATAATCTTATGGCAAGAAATACCAGAACCTTTTCCGATATAGACTTAAACTTCATACCTTCTCCAATTGCAACTGAGAAGGTGTCTGGTATTGGAACCATCACAACAGCAACTAATACGACTACTGTTACAGGTACAAATACTATCTTTGATAACTCGTACCTATACAAAAATCTATATGTTGGAAGTACATTCATTGGAAAAATTAAGAGTGTTACTTCTGCAACTCAAGTGACTCTATATAATAACGCAACTGTTGCAGTAAGCAATAGTGCTTTTATGTTTAATTCTCCAGGTGACGTTAGTAGAAAGTATGATGATGAAGCAATTAAAGCTTCTATTAGAAATATTGTGCTAACTGTAAACTACGAAAGACCTTTCAACTCGGCCTTAGGTTCACAGTTAAGAAACATGCTGTTTGAACTCATAACACCATTCACAACACGTAGAATTGAACAAACGATTGCACAGGCTATCACAAACTTTGAACCAAGAGTAAGACTCATAGAAGTAAAAGCTAAACCAAGTCCTGATAACAATTCCTACTATGTAAAAGTAGAATTCACTATTGTTAACACAGAAACACCTCTTAGCGTTACTATTCTTCTAGAAAGAACACGATAATGGCACTAGAAAATAAAAAGATAAATCTAAACGAATTAGATTTTAACGGCATCAAAAACAACCTTAAAGAATTCTTAAGAGGTCAATCACAGTTTAGTGATTACGACTTTGACGGTTCTGCGTTATCTGTTCTTGTCGACCTACTAGCATACAACACTCATTACAACGCATTGTATAATAACTTTGCACTGAATGAGATGTTCTTAGATTCTGCTTCTAAACGAAACAGTGTAGTGTCAATTGCAAAACAACTTGGTTACATACCATATTCGGCAACATCATCTGAAGCAACTTTGAATATCAGTGTAATCAATGCTGGTGCCGGTTCAGCTACATTAACTATTCCAAAGTATTCACCGTTCACATCGACAGTAAATGGCAAGTCATATGTCTTCTATACGATGGGAGATGTTACAGCTTCAAAAGTTTCTAATGCATATTACTTTACCAATATAAAGGTAAAAGAAGGAACTATTTTAAACTATCGTTACACAGTAGGTGATGGTGTAAAATACTTAATTCCAAATACCGATGTAGACATGAACACATTGGTAGTAACAGTTAGAGAAAATTCTAGTTCATCTAATACAACCACATTCGTAAAAGCTGATACATATGTTGGGTCATCAAGTACAGCATCGGTTTATTTTGTAAAAGAAGTGGATGACGGTTACTATGAAATTGAGTTTGGTGATGGAGTTGTTGGCCAAGCACTATCTCCAGGTAACGTTGTTGAAATGACTTATTTGGTTACAAATAAAGCTGATGCAAATGGGTGCAAAACGTTTGCATATACTGGAAGAACTCTTGTAAGTGGTTCAAGTGTAATTACAACTACGATATATGAATCATCTTTAGGATCAGATCAAGAATCCATTGATAGTATTAAATTCAATGCGCCTAGAGCATATAGTTCTCAAGACAGAGCTATTACTGCAAATGATTATAAATCAGTTCTGTATAGATACTTCAACTATATTGAAACTGCAACCGTTTGGGGTGGAGAAGATAATGATCCACCAATGTATGGTAGAGTGCTATTATGTGTAAAACCAACAGGCAGTGATTTCTTAACACAATCACAAAAACAAGCTATCACAGCAGTATTAAATTCAAAAAATGCTACCGGTATAACGCCAGTAATTACAGATCCAGAATACATTGACATTTCTCTAGACGTAACAGTATATTATGATCCAGATAAAACAAGTCGTTCTAATGATGCTATACTATCGTTAGTAAATGATACGATCAAATCATACGAACAAACTGATTTAGGAAAGTTTGAAAGTGTATTTAGATTCTCAAAGTTGTCGCGATTAATCGATGTTACAGAAGAAGCTATTTTAAATAACGTCACCAAGCCTGTAATTAGAAAAGCAATTAGACCAAAGTACAACGTATCATCTCAGTATAAGATTAACATTATCACACCGATTTATAGTAAGACTGCTGATGAACCTGCAGTAATATCATCACCTTTCTATATTGCTGGAAGTGATAAAACATACTACTTAGCAGATGATGGCGCTGGTAATATGCATCTATACTATATTGATATTGCAGATAACGAATACAGAAAAGTTGTAATAAATCCAACAATTGGCACTATCGATTATTCTGCTGGAATGATTAGTATAAGTAACTTAAACATATCAAGTTTGATCAACGACGCATACTTAAGATTTATAATTAAACCAGAATCTTATGATATTGTTTCTGCTTACAATCAGATCATTAGAATAGATTACGAAAATTCTACGTTTAATGCTATCGCTGATAAGTCAGTCGTTGATGCTGCATCTGGTAAAAACTATATCTTTACTTCAAGTAGATCATAATGGAAAAAGTAGATATTTCTAATTTGGTTATAGAACAACTGCCTGATTTTATTCAGGCAGACTATGACACGTTCTCTGAGTTCATAAAAGCATACTATAAATTTGTAGACACAAACTATAAAAACGATCTACTAAGTAACATTGATATCGATAAGACCGTTGATGAATTAGTAGCAAGACTAAAAAATCAATATCACATTTCTGATACTCACGAAAACGTAGACGACAAGAAATTAATCAGACACCTAAAAGAATTGTACACATTAAAGGGTACAGAAGAAGCATTTAGATTTTTCTTCAAGATTCTGTTTGATAAAGATGTCTTATTAGAGTATCCTTCTAAAGATTTGCTTGTTCCATCGCAGAGTACGTACTATAAAAAGACAACTATAGTATGCCAAATCATTCAAGGTGATTACACTGATTTGATTGGTGAAAGAGTTACAATAAATTCTGATGGTAAGTTCATTGAGTTAGAAATTGTTGGAGCTGTGCAGTTAGCAGCTAATATCGTTGAATTTGAAATCAATCCAAATTATTTTGGAGAGATTGCCATTAATGATATCTTCTATAACGCTTCTGAAACCATATTTGCTAAGATCATTCCAACTATTTCTGAAATGAGTATCTTGCAAAATGGTGATTCGTTTAAAGTTGGTCAATTGGTAGATATTACAGATCCATATGGATCTGGTGCTACTTCTAAAATTCGAATTTTAGAAACGGAAAAAGAAGAAATAAAAGTACCATTAAGAATAGGATCGCGATATTTTGAAGGAAATTTCTTGCCTGCAGCAGAATTCTTTAGTAGCGAGTCTGATAACACCTTATATTTTGTTGATGGTAAACAGCATAATCTCATTGATGATGATGTCATAACATTCTCTGAACACGCTCCTGGCGGTGCACAGGTAAACACAAAATACTATGTAAAAGTGGTATCACCATATAAGTTTCAGTTGTTAAATTTTACAACTAGACAAGTTATTGACATTACCACAAATGTTTCATGTAAGGCTCTAGTTACTGAGAAATATGGTTTCTTCTATTGTAGTACTCATGCAGTAGAAGAAAATGATATCATTTCATTCTTTGATCCTCTTAATGTACCACACTATAAGGCAGATCCAATAACTGGTTATACAGATTATGCAAATAGAAATTCCTTTGGAATTCGAGTGCATATGCTATACACCGCTGTTAATGTAACTAAGAATGGATTCTGTATTTCTTACAAAGGTAAGATACATTCAAGTAAAAATTCAGGTTTTTCTTATGGTATGTCTTTCTCAAGCATACTTAATACTACTTGGCCATCTAGTGAAGCAAAAGCATCTACAATCAAAATTCCCAATCATGGATTTATTGATGGCCAAAGAGTAAGATGGAATAGAGAAGATGATAAAAATCTAACACCCATTGAAAATATCTTATACACTGGTAATGATACTACATACCCAACGACTATCATTAAAACAAGCGCTGGACAATTCAATTTGAATTCAAAGGGTTATATAGCAGGTACCTTCTACAAACGAGATCACAATTTAACGGTAGGTGCAAGAGTACGATATAAAGTAGAAGACTACCTATCAGAAGCAGATGTTGTTTTTGTAACAAAGGATTGGTTCATACTAAACGACTTTTATAACTATTCTGATTTTACGTATAACGATCCATTTTATGAACCATTAGTATATCCTTGGACCGAGCAACTATATACTGGTGAAATCCGTGGATATAGACAAATACCAATATCAACTCCTAATACTACTGTATACGTTGATAATAGACCTTGGTTCTATACACCTAGAAGTTCAACATATGCGCCTCTTGATAATGGGCAGTATTTCTATGTGTTGTATATTGATAAAGACACGATTCAATTATGTCATTCATTACAAGACTGGAAGGCAAAGTCTCCAATTCAATTTGAAAACTTAGGTCACTATTCTTCTAAGGTCAATTTAGTAATTGAAAAAGAAAAAGTAAAATCAGTTGAATTTTTACAGCATAGCTATGGATACACAAAAGATTTTACAGTATATGTAAAACCAAGCACTATAGAAAACGTTGAGGATCCAGATGGCATCTGCAATGTGACTTCTACTGGAATAAATATAGAAGAAAGTAATCTAGGATTTAAAGAGTTTGTTTCATTCTCTGTTTATAACTTTGCGTTTTCAAATCCTACTAGTGGTACAACTTGGAGTACTGCGTATGCATACGACTATGTCGTAAAAAGAGATTCACACCAGATTAATTTTGGTTATACTGGTGCTGGAGAATACACTGACACAACTCCGCAAATCATAGATAATATGATACTGCGTTTTAAAGTAGGTCCTGTTACCTCATATAGTTCAGTATTCAGAGATAACTCTTCATTTTTAAATGATAAGATATACATTCATGACAATGATTACTATCAATACTACTCTTACGTAGTAAAGACGGATATGAAACTTGAAGAATACGCCAATCTTCTTAAGAAGTACTTACACACAAGCGGATTTAAAGTGTTTGGCAAAGAAGAAATAAATAATAACATACAATTAGATTCTTTAGTTTCTTCTTTAACGATGGAAACCGCAACATATTACGGTTCGTCGTATATAACACAAGAAGAATACCAAATTTTAGAGTAATCACAATGAACGAACAAACAACCCTAGATCTAAAAGGCGAAATCGATATGTTTTCATATATCGATGGAAAACTGGTTTCGCATCAGCATATAAAGAATTTAGTAGTAACATCTGGAAGAAACTTAATTGCTTCTAGATTAATTTCAAGTGGGTCTAATAGCATAGGCTATATTGCTTTGGGAACTGGCACTAGAACTCCTGCATTATCCGACACTGCTTTACAAGCAGAAACACAACGATCACTTATCAACAATGCTTCGGCTAACGGAAACGTTATTACATTAAGCGCTACATTCAATTTTAGTTCTAATACGACTATATCTGAAATGGGAGTTTTTAATAACACCAATGGTGGCACTATGTTTAGTAGAGCTACATTTTACCCTTCAGATGTTGTAGCTGGGGAAGTTAGAGTTATCATTTGGTCAATTACAATAAATTAATATGTCATCATATCTAGTAAACTCATCTTTTGGTAGATCTCTTGTAGAATCTATTTACAATGACATTGCTAATGGTACTGGTAATTTTTATCAGTTTCTTGGCCAAGTTGAAACTCCTCGTTTCATTCTTAATAGACTAAACGCTCCTGGAAATAGTTTTCCACCTCCATCAGATTCGTGGAACGCTGAAAGAAACATCAGAAACAACATGGCGGCTATTAAAAAGATAGCCGCGTCTGACATTAGAATGGTTGTTCCTTATAGAGTATGGTCAACTAATACTGTATATGATAGATACGATGATTCTTATAGTACAGAACTTCAAGGTATAGATCTAACTAGTGGTGGTGCTAATTATGGTACATCAGCGATTGTAACCGTTGCACCACCTGTCGTAGGTGCAACGACCTGGGTTAGTGGTGGAACGACTGCTGTCGGGTCATACATTTCACATACAGTTAAGAATTATTCTGGCAGTGATGGTTCTTTAACAGAAGCTCAAAGAATCGAGTATTCCGTAACAAACTACTACTTGGTAGTATCTGGTACTAATCTTGGTACTTCGGCTCCTATTCATGGAAATGGTGATGTTACTTCAAACGCGCTATCATCACCAGTAGTTTATCGATACGTTGGAACTAGAGCAACCGTAGTTCAACCAACTACGGCAAATGGTGGAATTGTTAATAACAAGATAGTTTCTCTTCCTCTTTGTTGTAAAGGCTATGGTTATACTTCTGCGCCTGCTTTAACATTTAGTTATGTTGGTGATGCTTCTAACGCTGCAACAGCAGTTGGTGTAGTTACTGTTGGAGTTGCACCTAACTATGCAAGAAATCTTAAGAATGCTAGATTTTTTGTCCTAGGAGATACGACTAACTATAGAGTGTATTTGTGCTTAGGTAACAATGGTGGTAGCACAGTTTCTACTGTAAACCCTTCAAACACAGCAACACCAGAATCACCACTACCTTTTACTACTAGTGATGGATATATTTGGCAGTACATTGGAACAATTCCAAAAAGCTCGAGAACAGATTTCATAACAACACAGTGGATGGCTACACCAGTACTTCCTTCTACAACGGTAGCAGTAAATGGAATTGTTGCTAGTATTCAGGTTGTATCTGGAGGATATGGTTATACCAGTGGAAATGTACAGGTTAACATATATGGAACTGGAACAGGTGCAACAGCCACGGCCGTAGTAACAAATGGTAGAATTTCTAGAATTAACGTTACAGCACCTGGTAGTTTTTATAGAACTGCTATTGTAGAAATAGTTTCAACAAATGGTTCTGGTGCGGGTGCTACTGCAAGAGCGGTGGTAGGTCCTATTGATGGGTTTGGCACGTATCCACATAGAGATATGATGTGCAATTCTATAATGTTCTCTACTCAATGGAATAGAAATTTAGGCGAATATTTCTCAGGTCATACTGCAGCAGGAACATTCTTTAACGTTGGAATTATTAGAAACCCAACTAAGTATAATTCAAATGAACTATACACTGCTCAAACTGGTTTGAACTGTTGGCAAATTACTAGTGGTGGACCTATAACTACCAACTTTAACATTCTAATGCAAAACGATCCAAAGAAGCGTTTTTACTTGTTACCATTCAATCAAACTAAGTGGTATGACAGTGATACTATATTGGCATTGAGTTTAAACGACTATGAAGCACTTCCAAATGTAAGCTATTCGACGTATGCTCCTAATAGCACAACATTATTCTCTACTTTCAATTCTATTGAAGTTATTCAGCCAGATATTGATAAATACTCTGGAGAAATAATTTATACACAGAACACTAGTTTGGTAGTCATTCCTGACGTTAACACCGTTGGATTTGATTCGAGATACATAAAAACAGTCTTAACATTTTAAGAGTAGGACAATAGAACATGTTAGATTTTAACACAGAACCATATTATGATGATTTTGACGAGAACAAAAAATTTCATAAGATTTTGTTCAGACCGGGTTATCCAGTTCAGGCAAGAGAACTGACACAGATTCAGTCCATCATCCAAAACCAAATTAAGAAGAATGGTGACCATTTCTTTAAGAATGGTTCCATGATTATTCCTGGTCAAGTTTCTATTGATACCAACATTGCTTATGTTAAGTTAAATGCAATCACAAACAATGTGTATGTTGACACTTACATTGAAAATTTAGTAGGTAGAGACGTAAGCGATGGTAGTATTACTGCTTTAGTTGTAGCAGTTTCTAAGTCTACTCTGACTGAACCACCTACACTATTTGTAAAGTACAAAACATCTAGCACTTCTGATTATACAACTAAGTCATTTTCTGATGGCGAAACTTTAACACCTATTGATGCGGATATTGCTGCATATTCAGTAGGTATTGCTTCTAGCAGTGCAACAGGAATTGGTTCTATTGCTTCCGTTGAAAAGGGTGTATACTATATCAATGGCTACTACGTAGTTTTAGATGCCCAAACTATTCCTTTAGAAAAGTATAACGCAACTCCTTCTGCTAGAATTGGTCTGCAAGTAAATGAGATTATTGTTACTTCTGCTGACGACGTATCATTAAACGACAACGCGACTGGTTATAGTAACTATACTGCTCCAGGTGCAGACAGATATTCTATTGATCTAGTTCTAACTAAGTTACCATTTGACTCAGAGTCAGACGAAAACTTCATTGAACTAGCAAAAGTTGATGCTGGTAAAATCATCCGAATCAAAAACAAGACAGAATATTCTGAACTTGAAAAGACTCTTGCTCGTAGAACGTACGATGAATCAGGCAACTACACAGTCAATAACTTTAAGTTAGACATCAGAGAATACAGAAACAATGATCGTGGACAATGGGTATCTGGTAGAGTTTACCTAAAAGGCGACGTTGTACTAAATGCTAGCAATTATTATGTAGCAGTTAATAGTGGTACTGCTAGTACCGTTGCTCCTACTCACACAAGTGGTATTGTTGGTGACTCGTCTTATGTTAAGTGGGAGTTTACTACTAATCCTTCAGTAAACAGAGGATTGTATACTCCTGAACAACTGTCTGTGACGAGCATTGCTGGCAATAACCAAATGGAAGCAAAACTTGCAGTTGGTATTGAGCCAGGTAAAGCATATGTCCAAGGTTATGAAATTGAAAAAGTTGCTACGGACTACATTGAAGTTTCAAAGGCAAGAAGCACAGCGCAGATTAACAATGGTACTATTCCAACATCGCTTGGTAACTATGTATTAGTAAACAATCTGTTTGGTCTACCACCTAGTGGATTCCAAGGATTAGCCGGCGAAACTACGTTTGCCGTTGTAGATCTGTATGATTCTCCTACACTAAGTGCTGGTAGAGGAACACCTGTTGGAACAAAGATTGGTACTTGCGAAATTCGTGGTATCGAATGGCATGATGTAAAAACTCCTGCAACTTCATCAGTTTATAAGTTGTTCATTAGAAATATCACTATGATCAATGGAAAAGAATTTGACAAAGACGTCAAATCTTTCTATTATCTAAGAGCAAGTGGAATTGAATTTACCGCAGACGTAACAAGTATCTATGAAAACATCATTGGTTCTGGAAGTGTAAGCAGTACAACCCTTACTGGTGTTGGTACGTCATTCCAAACAGATCTACGTGTAAATGATTGGATTCTGTTCTCAAATGGTGATGTAAGAAAAGTAACTGCGATTGCTTCGCAGACTTCTGCTACGCTTAACGCATCGTCAACTGCATCTGGTTCTACAATTAAAGTTATTAGAACTAAGATCCAGGAACCTGATAAGCGTGAATTGATATTCCAAGTTTCTGGAAATGCTTTAGAGTCATTTACAACTGATGGACCAAATGGTACTCGTGTTAATACTATTCAGTATTACACAATGAGATACTACTCACCAACATCTAATGCAAGCGGTGTAATCAGCTTGAACACTGGCGATGGTGCTATTTTTGCAAGTACAGACGAGTATGACAACTACATTGTTGTACATGGTACAACCGGTGAATCTGTTGATCTATCAGGATTGACTTTCTCTAATGCAGGCACTAGTTCCACTATTACTATCAGCGGATTAGCAAACAACACGCAGTACTACGTAATGGCTACAGTGAAGGTAGTAGGTTCGCGTCAAAGAACTAAAACCCTATTAGACAACACTGCTTCACCAGATACGTTTACGACACAGGCTGCTGCTACTATTTCAAGAATTACTTTGTCTAAGCCAGACGTTATCAGAATCATTTCTATTAAGATGGATACTGGTACATTTGCTTCGCCTACTGGTAATTATACGATTGACATTACTGATAGATTTGAGTTAGATGATGGACAAACAATGTTCTCATACGACCTTTCAAGTCTAGTGCTAAAACCATCGTATTCAGCACCAAGTGCTCCAATTCAAGTAATCTATCAATACTTCCAACATGGTGATGGTGACTACTTCACTATTTCTTCATATCCTTCCGATATGAGAAAAGACATCCCATCATTCAATGGTACTTCCCTTGCAGACTATATTGACTTTAGACCTACTAAAGTTAATCAGACTGAGTATAATGGAACTTCATACACCATTAAACGTGGTCAAGACATCAGTGCAAGTTATAGTTTCTACTTAGCTAGAAAAGATAAATTAGCAATCGATATTTCTGGAAAGTTCTTTGCAGTTACTGGTGCACCAGCAATTTCTCCTGCTGAACCAAGAGATCCAGAACTATCTTTAATTCTATACAAGACAACTTACGCTCCATACACCTTTAGCACTACTGCGTCTGATGTTAGCGTGCAGTTTATTGATAACCGCAGATACACAATGCGTGATATTGGTAAACTAGAAAAGAGAATTGAAAATCTAGAATACTACACTTCTCTGTCTTTACTTGAACAAGATACAAAGTCACTGATCATCACTGATTCGCAAGGCTTTGAAAGATTCAAGAATGGATTTATCGTAGACAACTTTACGTCTCACGATGTTGGTGATGCATCATCTCCAGATTACAACTGTTCTATTGACCCAGATTCATCTGTACTTCGTCCTACATTTACTACTAAATCAATTTCTATCGTTGAAAGTAAGAACAACGATTCAGATAGAAAAGGATCTGGTTACAAACTATATGGTGACGTAATTACACTACCTGTGGTTGCAGATGTTGAACTAGTAAGTCAGCGATATGCTTCTCGTGTTGACTCCGTTAACCCATTTGCAATCTTTACCTTCGTTGGTTCTTCAGCGTTAACTCCTTCTTCAGATGACTGGTTTGAAGAAAATAGATTACCAGACATTGTTACGAATGTTGTTGGTAATTATGAAACTATGAAAGCCATCGCCGAAAAGTCAAATATACTTGGCACTGTATGGAATTCATGGCAAACCACGTGGTCTGGACAGCCTCAAACCATATCATCTAGAACAGAACGTATGGTTGGTACTCTGTCATGGTTTGACGATACCACTTCATGGAGTCCAATAAGAGATGTTAGAACTGAAGTTTTTGCAACTTCTAGCAATCAAACTAGAACTGGTCTAAGAACTTCTTTAGTTGAAAGAATTGACAAAGAAATCGTGAATGATAGAGTAATTTCTACTTCTATTATTCCATACATGAGATCTAGACAAGTTCTAGTTCAAGCAAAAGGACTTAAGCCAAATACTCGTTTCTGGCCATACCTAGACGGTGTAAACATTGGTGGATGGGCATCTCCTGCATCAATTTTAACGTATTCTCTAACTAGTGCAGTAGACTTTACTGATACTATTAACGCTGGTAAAGATGTTGACTCTGCTGCAAGAAGAATCGACTTCAACCATGAAGCACTATGGGGAGACACAACTGGTAAGACATGTCTATCGGTCGGTGATGTTATTACAAGTGGTGCATACACTGCTGTTGTAATTGGAACAGAGTATTCTTCTGAAACTGGTATTAGAAAACTTCATGTAACTAACATTAAGAAGAGTGGTCTACCAACTGATGATGTGTTCCCAACTGGAAATATCATCGGCAGTATCACTGGTGCAACCGGCGTGATTACAGCTTCTTCTGCAAATGCATATGCACCAGGTCCTCTAGTTTCTAACGAAGTTGGTGATCTTAACTTCCTGTTCTGGATTCCATCTGGTCAACAGGTTGTAAGAGAAACTCAGGTAGTTTATACACACCCACTATTCAGAACCGGTGCAAAAGAGTTCAAGCTAATTGATTCTGATTCATACACAGGAACTTCTACTTCTCGAAGTGTTGCTACATTTGCATCGAATGGTGTCTTACAGACAAAACAAGCTAGTGTAAATGCTGTAAGAAATGCTGAGATCGTACAACAACAGGTTTCAGACAATCGTACAATTACTCAGACTTCTGAAAGAGTTGTATCTGATACTGGATGGTACGATCCACTTGCTCAAACGTTCCTTGTTGATTCTCCTGGAGGAGCATTCCTATCTAAGGTAGACATCTTCTTTGCTTCTAAGGATTCTAAACTTCCAGTAAGTTTAGAAATCAGAGAAGTTGTGAATGGTTATCCTGGAAAGAGAATCTTACCATTCTCTAAGACTACTCTAAAACCAAGTCAGGTCAATATTTCTTCTTCTAGAGTAGAACTTGCTGATGGTTCTACAGAGTATTCATACGATACACCAACTACGTTCACATTCAGATCTCCGGTTTATGTTGAACATAATCAGGAATATGCATTAGTTCTCGTATCTGATTCTAATAACTATAAGGTTTGGGTAAGTCAACTAGGTGATACAATTCCTGGTACAACTAGAACTATTTCTGAACAACCATACGCTGGTGTACTCTTCAAGTCACAGAATGGATCTACATGGACTGCAGATCAATCGCGTGATATGAAGTTTGTTATCTATAGATGCAAGTTTGATACTAACACTGTTGCTAACGTAGAATTCATTAATACTACTCTACCTTCGGTTCAGTTGGAAACAAACCCATTCCAAACTACTTCTGGTGTAAACAAGATAAGAGTATGGCAAAAAGCACATGGATTGTATCCAAATGCTAAGGTAAGTGTTTCTTCTGATACGATTGGAAGAGGAGAAATTAGTGTTAACAGTAATGCAACTAATGTAACTGGAGTTAACACCCAGTTCTTGACAGAACTTGGTTCTGGAACTGCAGCTGCAGGTATTGCGCTATACACTCGTGATAACAGATATATTGGCACTATTGCTACTGTAGCAAGTAACACTGCATTAACTTTAGCAGGTTCAGGCGCAGCAATTACTGTAACTGGTACAGCATATAAGTTTGCTAAACCTGTAAATGGTATTCCTGCAGTTGAAGTATTTAAGACCCATACTGTAAGTAGTGTTGAAGTTGATAGTTTTGTTGTTGACACAACTACAAACGCTACTTCTTCTGGATACAATGGTGGAAATGCAGTAAGTTCTACATACAACGTAATGTATGATATTGCTCAGCCAAATATTGCTATTCAAGAATTTGCTCAAACTAGCGTAAGAAGTAGTATTACAACTAGCAATGGAACTTCTATCGATAGCACTTTTGTACCTACTACAATACTTACAAACACGAACGATGTTATTATCAACGATAATAATTACTTCAATGCTCCTCAGATGGTTGCTTCTTTAGACAACTCTTCTGTTTCTACAGTAAGACTTAATGTTCTAATGTCATCTACAAATGATGCAGTTTCTCCTGTGATTGACACTCATAGAACATCTATGATGTTGACTTCTAACTTAGTCAATTATCCTGAAGAAGCATCGTTTAACGTTGCTAACCTAGATTACAACACGATTCTAAGTTCTAATACAACTATTCAGTTTATTTCGACTGGTATTAAGTGTGCGTCTGCAAATACATCAACTATCAATCTATTAAAGACCATTGACATTGGTAAGTATGTAACTATCTCTGGTGCTACAAACGCAGCTAACAATGGAACATTCCTTGTTACGAATATGTTTACATCTAGTTCAGATGGTAGCTTCAACGTTACTATGCAGAATACATTTACAGCAGAATCAGCTGGTGCTAGTGTTACTATCGTACAAAGAGAATTCTTTGTCGATGAAGTTGCTCCAACCGGAAGCAGCACACTAAATAAATATGTTTCTAAGATTGTAAGATTACAACTACCATCAGGCATTAAGTCTGATGATACTATGTTGTTAAAACTTAAGTTTGCAGCAAATATCCCTGGAGATGCAGACGTACAAGTTTATTACAAGATTGATCCTATTGGTGAAGAAACTATATTTGATCAAATCCCTTGGACAGTGATGAATTTGGAAAGTGGTTCTTCTATGGTAAAGACCAGCTTAGAAGACAAGCAGTTCTATGATATAAACTATCTTGCTGATGGTCTAAGAGTGTTTGATGGATTCCAAGTTAAGATTGTAATGAAATCAAAGAATAGTTCTGCGGTTCCTCAGATCAGAGATCTAAGAATCATTGCATGTAGTTAAGGACACAAAATGGCAAGTATAACCCTTAGAGAAAGTTCTCTTTACCCGCTATCAAACGCTCAGGTTGATGGAAATTTTACATCATTAAACAATGCTAAAGTTGAGTGTACTGAGTTCACACAGACTGGTGGTGTTTTAGCAACCTTTTCTGCAAATGCAAACACAGTTGTTAGAAGAGATGCGTCTGCAAGAATTGAAGTTGCTGGGATAAACTCTACTTCGAATGCGGTGACTAACACATTTAGTGGTATTGTTAGAGTCAATAACTATGTGTACTTCACAAAGTCTACCAGTGATACTTCTCAGATTGGTCTACAATATGATTATATCAGCGGTAACACTTCTATTACAGCCAACACTAATGTAATGGAGCTTAGAAGAAATGGAAGTACTGGCAACCTAATGGTGTTTTATAGTGGAGGCACCGCAGTTGGAACTATTTCAACTAATGGTACTACCACTACGTATGGAACTACTTCTGACCATAGACTTAAGACTAACGTTAAACCAATGACAGGTGGTTTAGCTACGGTTTCTTATATGAATCCAGTTACATTTGATTGGGTTCACGATGGTTCTCCAAGTCAAGGTTTTATTGCGCATGAACTTCAAGCTTTGATTCCTGATGCAGTTACAGGTCAAAAGGATCAGGTAGACGCAGAAGGAAACCCAGTGTATCAAAACGTTGATACCAGTTTTGTAGTTGCAACGTTAACTTCTGCTATTAAAGAACTCAAAGAAATTGTTGAATCACAACAGCAACAGATTAATGAGTTAAAAGCACAACTTAATGCAGGTTGATCATGTACGCTAAAATTGAAAATGCTGATAGTTTAGTTAGAGACATCTCCACAGGAGCAGTCATTAATGTAAACACTATTGAGTTTGAAAATCTTAAAAGAAAGCGTATAGCAGAAAAGACTAAGCAAGAAGAAATTCAAAGACAACAAGAAGAAATTAATTGTATCAAAGGTGAACTTTGCGAAATCAAACAGATGCTTATGCAATTGATTTCTTCTAGATCTTGATTTCAAAAAAGATAAATATACTAGAATAATAAAAAGAAACTGTCATGGCATCTGTAGCAAATCTATATGTAGACCAAGGTTCTGATTTTAGTGCTATCATAACTCTTAAGAATCAAGACGGCACAATCATCAACCTTACGAATTACACTGTGCAATCACAGTTTCGTAAGTCATATCAGTCATCGTCATACACCTCGTTCACTACGTCGTTGTATGATGCAGCAGCTGGAAAAATTAGACTACAGTTACCAGCGTCTACTTCTTCTAGTATTGCAGCCGGTAGATACTTGTACGACATTGAGATTACAAGTAATACAGGTGAAAAGAAGAGAGCTCTAGAAGGTATAGTGTTAATCACACCGGAGATCACTAGATGAACGAAATCATTGCCATTGTAGAGTATGATAACAATACTACTGTCTCTAACTCTACTGTAAATTACACCAGCACTGTAAATGTTTCATCTGTCGGTATACAAGGGCAAAGCGGTGCTGCTGCAAACCTACAAGATCTTGCTAACGTAGATAGTACTGTATTAGAAGACGGATCTGTCTTGGTATATAACACCACTACGTCTAAGTGGGTTACTACAAGACTATTAGAAAAACAAATAATGAATGCTGGGCATTTTTAAGGAAAACTAACAAATGGCATCACTAATTAAGATCAAACGTTCCGCTAATACAGCATCTCCAGCCGCCCTTGGTGCAGGTGAATTAGCGTATTCATGGTATCTTGATACCAACAAACTATACATTGGTGCTGGCAATGAAGATGTTAACGGTGCTGCAGCAAACATTCACATTGTTGGTGGTAAGTATTTTACTGATAAGTTAAGTCACACACCAGGTACGCTTACAGCTAACTCAGCTATCATCGTTGATTCAAGTTCTAAGATCGACCTATTGAAGGTTGACAACTTACAACTTGATGGAAACACATTAGGTTCTACTAATCTTAACGGTGACATCAACATCGTACCAAATGGTACCGGTAAGACTGTAATTAGTAACCTATACATCGGTGATACCTCTACATCGATTCAAGAGTACATCTATGATACGGTTGGTGGTGCAGTTACAGCTGGCACTGGTATCACTATCACGAACAATGATGGTGCTAATACATCAACTGTTTCTATTACAAACACTGGTGTTACTGCTCAGACCTATGGTAGCACCACAAAGATTCCAGTCATCACTGTTAACGCTCAAGGTCAGATCACCTCTGCGTCAGAAGCTAACCTAGCAACTAACCTAAGTATTGCAGCCGACACGGGCACTGACTCGATCGCTCTTCTAACCGACACACTAAACTTCATTGGTGGAACTGGTATCACGTCGAGCATCAACTCGTCTACCAATGCAGTTACATTTGATATTGATGCAACAGTTGCTACACTAACTGGTGCACAGACTCTTACCAATAAGACAATCAGTGGTTCAAGTAACACGATCACTAACATTGGTAACTCTTCTCTTGTTAACAGTTCGGTAACGTTTGGTTCTACCACAGTTTCACTAGGTAGCACATCTACATCGATCGCAGGTGTTACAGAGTTAACAGTTGATAACTTAAACTTCAATGGTAACTCGATCACTTCGACAGATACGAATGGTAACATCGTTATCTCTCCAAATGGTACAGGTGCTGTTGACGTTGCAGATTCTAGAATCACCGGTGTTGCAACTCCTGTAAACGCAACCGATGCAACCAACAAAGCATATGTTGACAACGCTATCACAGGTCTAACATTCAAGCCTGCAGTCAACTTACTAGCTACAAGCAACGTTGCGTTAACTGGTTCTACCAGCACACTCGTTATCGACGGTCACTCTGCGTTAGATCAAACTGACAATGGTGTCTACAGACTCTTATTAACCGGTCAGACTACAACGGCTGAGAACGGTATATACGTCTATAACGACAACGGTACAACCTATACGCTTACACGTCCAGTCGACTCAGACACCTACACTGAACTAGTTGGTGCTTCTGTATTCGTTATGGAAGGTACTACGTATGCCAACACCGGTTGGACACAGTCTAATCACTATCTAACGAGCTTTACCGGTCAATCATGGGTGCAGTTCTCTGGATCTGGTGCATACGTTGCAGGTAACGGTTTAACCCTAACCGGTACTACCTTCGACGTTGGTGGCACAACAGATAGAATCAGCGTAAGTGCTAACGCAGTTGACATCGCTTCAACATACGCAGGTCAGGCGTCGATCAACACTGTTGGTACTATCACAAGTGGTACATGGAACGGCACGATCATTAGTCCTACATATGGTGGTACAGGCGTTAACAACGGTACTAAGACTATCACTCTTGGTGGTAACTTAACTACCAGTGGTGCATTCAATACTACGTTAACTGTAACTGCTAATACAAACGTAACCTTACCAACTACAGGTACGTTAGCAACTCTAGCAGGATCTGAGACTCTATCGAACAAGACGATTACGACTTCTTCGTTCAGCGGTACTACGATTGATGCTTCTGGTCTAGTAACTCTAACGAACACTACCGATGCAAGTGCTCTTGGTACCGCTGCGGTTGTTCTTTCGGGTGGTCTATCTGTTGCTAAGAAGATCTACGTTGGAACAGACATCGTTGGTGTAGCATCAACCAGTAAGCTAGAGAACTTTATCGTTGACGGCGGTACTTATTGATATTCAGAGATACATTATACCAATAATCTCGAATATTGTACAATCTAAATGATAAATATAGGGAGGCTTTTTAGTCTCCCTTATTTTTACCTTTTTAGGACGACATAATGTCTTCAAAGATCATTCTTAAGAAATCGAACGTTATTACGGGCGATGTTCCAAAAGCACCCTCATCAGCTGACTTAGACTTCGGCGAATTAGCAATTAACTATGCTGCCGGTCGATTATACTTCAAAAAGTCAGACGGTGCAATCGATTACTTTACCTCATCGTCTCAGACCGTAGCAGGTGTATCATCTGTTGACGGTAACACCGGTGCCATCTCATCGGCACAGTTGCTTACGGCTATTGAGAAAGAAGACGGGGCAGGATCAGGACTAGACGCAGACCTATTAGATGGTTATCAAGGTTCTGACTACCTATTGTCGTCAACAGCTGCTTCAACATACCTAACAACAGCAGCAGCTTCAAGTACATACCTAACAATTTCAAATGCGTCTAGTACGTATTTGACGATGTCTGCTGCGTCCAGTAACTATCAACCATTAGACGCCGATCTAACTGCGATCGCAGGACTTGGTGGAACTAACGGTTTTCTAAAGAAGACTGGAGTTGATACCTGGGCTTTAGACACTAACACATATTTAACTGGTAACCAAAGTATTACGTTATCAGGTGACGTATCAGGCACTGGTTCTACGAGTATCGCAGTCACACTCGCAACTGTACCTATCGCTAAGGGTGGTACTGGTGCAACGGACGCAAGTGGTGCTAGAACTAACCTAGGCTTATCAATTGGTTCTAACGTACAAGCTTGGGACGCAGACCTAGACGCTATCGCTGCTTTAGCCGGTACGTCCGGTTTCTTAAAGAAGACTGCGGCCAACACTTGGGTATTAGACACCAACACGTATCTAACCAGTTATACGGATACAAACACAACGTATACTTTAGATGGATCTGGCACAACCAACTCAGTTAACATCGAGTTGATCGCAGGTGGATCTGGTTCAGGTACGGACAGCATTAACGTCGTTGGTTCAGGTGGAACAACCGTTGCCTGGGATGAAGGCAACCAAAGAATCACAATCAACTCTGCGAACGTTGCAGTTACGTATTCAAGAAAGACTGCTAACTACACCGCGGTTTCCGGTGATCTTTTAATTGCAGATACTTCTGGTGGTACATTCACAATCACACTTCCAGCATCTCCTGCTACAGGTCAGTTTGTTAAGATCGCAGATGGTAGTGACTGGAGCACAACTTCAGTAACCGTTGCAAGAAATGGTTCAACAATTGAAGGCCTAACTGATGACATCGTACTCGATGTTAAGGGTATCACAGTTGAGTTTGTTTATGATGGCGTTACATGGGAAGTGTATGCAAACACCGGACCTGCAGAACTGCCATCACAGACAGGTAACTCAGGCAAGTTCCTAACGACAAATGGTACTACCACAAGTTGGGCAACGGTTGCAAGTGGCGTAACGATCTCCGATGATACGACAACCAACGCCAGTTACTACCCACAATTTGTGACCTCTACGAGTGGTACACTAACGTCAACCTTGGTTTCCAGCACAAAGCTCTACTATAATCCAAGTACGGGTCAACTAAACGCAACGAACTTCAACTCGTTGTCAGATCTAAACAAGAAGACGAACGTAGTTACTTTGGATAATGCACTAGATAAAGTCTCTGCGATTAGAGGTGTATCGTTTGAATGGAAGGATACCGGTGCAAAGTCACTAGGTGTTATCGCACAAGAATTAGAACCAATCGTACCTGAATTAGTATCCACCAATGATAAGGGAGAAAAGAGCGTTAACTACGATGGTATCATTTCTCTATTAGTAGAATCAATTAAGACTCTAAAAGCAGAGATAGAAGAGTTAAAGAAAGGTAGATAATGGCTTCCTTAAAGAATTTATTGTTAACGACAACACCAGTTACACCAGTATCAATTGCTAACGGTGGAACGGGTGCTACAGACGCTGCGACAGCTAGATCTAATCTTGGTGTAACTGGTACAGTTTCTTCTGTAGGATTATCGCTTCCAGCAGCGTTCACTGTTTCAAATTCACCTGTAACTGGTGCTGGTACATTAACTGCAGTATGGGCGTCTCAAACAGCAAACCAAGTTTTAGCAGCTCCTAATGGAACAGCAGGTACTCCTACATTTAGAGCACTGGTTGCCGCCGATATTCCTACTCTAAACCAAAACACGACTGGTACGGCTGCAAACGTAACTGGTACAGTCGCAATCGCTAACGGTGGTACTGGAGCAACAACGGCTTCAGCAGCACTTACTAATCTAGGTGCTTATCCTTCTACTAACCCTAATGGATATACGAGTAACACTGGCACAGTAACGTCAGTTGGTCTATCTCTACCAGGTCAGTTCTCAATCAGTGGTTCACCTGTGACCGGTTCGGGCACTCTAACGGCTTCATGGGCTTCACAGACTGCTAACCAAGTATTAGCTGCACCAAATGGTATAGCTGGTACTCCAACATTTAGAGCGTTAGTGGCAGCAGATATTCCTACACTAAACCAGAACACAACCGGCACTGCGTCTAACGTCACCGGTGTTGTTGCTATCTCTAATGGTGGAACTGGACAGACCACGAAAACAAATGCGTTTGACGCGTTATCACCTAGCACTACAAAAGGTGATATAATTGTTTATGATGGTGCTGATAATGTAAGACTTGGTGTTGGAACTAATGGTCAGGTCTTAACTGCAGATAGTACGCAGGTATCTGGTGTTAAATGGTCTACTGTTGCCGCAGGTGGTGGAGGTGGAGAGTTTACTGCTACTGCAAGTGGAAGTATAGCGGCAAACGTACCAGTCGCTTTAAACTCAAACGGTACAGTATCACAGATTCAATTGAGCGGAAACCCTGCGTATACATGGACGATGGGAGCCATGTATAATAGTTATGCTACAGGTATTGAAGTGTACTATAACGTAAATAGTGGATATGGTGTCTATTATTTTGCAGACAGTTTATCGAGTTATAACACACGCGGATTGATGTTCACTCTAAATGATTCTACTAACTCTATAACAATTGGAACCTCAAAGATAAACACAGATCCAACATATAGAGGTGGTAGTACTAGCAATTCTTGGGCGTATCATAGATCTACAGGTAAAATAATTGTATTTAATAAATCAAATAGTACTTATGGTGGAAACTCATACTTAGCTGAATTTGCACCAACAAGTTTGGCTGATACTGGTCCATATAAAAATGCAACAGCTACAGGCGTTGCAGGAAATTCCTTTGGGTCAATCGCAGCAAGCATAACTTCTTCAAAGGGTTTGTTGTTCTATAGGAATGGATCTGATACGTACGCATACTTAAGAGCGTATAACTATGATGGTACTACTTTTACATTTGGAACAGCGTACACATTCAGTACTCTTACTACATTCGTTTATTTTAACGCTATCGCTATTAATGGTGGTGATAAGTTCTTTATAGCATATCAAGAAACAAACGCTTCTACAGACATTAAAGCGGCTATAGTTACTATCAACGCTGATAACACTATATCTGTTTCTTCATCTATTATCATTGCATCGGCTTCATTTAACTATTTCTTCTATGAAACTCAAAACAAAGTTGTACTGTGGTCTGCAAGCAGTGGTACTATAACTTATAGAGTCATCGATGTTTCGGGCGCAGCACCTTCTGTACTACTAACTAACACGACACTGTCAACTACTATCAATGCTGGTAATTTAATTAGATGGAATGAATCTTCATCTAGACCACTGATGTTTGGGAGATTATCGAACCTTTCAATCGCCTGGGCTCCTTTATCACTAGATAGTTCTACAAATCTATTATCTTTGACGGCTTCAGAAACCGCTATATACTCTACCAACGTATCGCCAAACTATGGAACTGGTATTAGCCCATTCTCGTCTGGCAATCTAACACCTATCATTTGGCAGAACGATCTTAACTCCAAGATAGGTACGTTTGAGGACTCAATTGCAACGACGAACAAAGCACTGTTCGTTGGATTCTCAGGTGGATCATATACTGACGGTCAGACCGCTACTGTAAAGATTAACTCTAGTGTAGTAACTGTTTCTGCAACGTTAACAGTCAATTCAAAGTACTATGTAACAGACGATGGTTCTTTAACTATAGGTTCTACTGGAAACTACTATGTCGGTAGAGCCATTGCAACTAATAAACTTATTGTGTCAGGTGTAGCATGAAATTAATTTTAGATAGAGATAATTTAGTTGTTAACGCTTTTCAAGACGATCAGGTTTTTGAACTAAGTGAAAAGTCCTTAACGACTACTTCATATGTTGATATGACTGTTAATTCAAATACGCACTCTATTGTAAGTACTGACAAAGAACTTCCTAAAGATTATTTTCCGCATGTATACTACTATACAAATGACGACTTTATAATCGCTAATAGTTCACTACTAAATGCTCTGTTGAATCCTATTCCTAACATTGAAGAAGCTATATCGTTAGCAAGAAAGACAAGAGATTCTCTGCTATCAGAATCCGATTGGACTCAACTAGCAGATTCACCTGTAAATAAAGAAGCTTGGGCATCATATAGACAATCTTTAAGAGATGTACCTCAACAAGAAGGTTTTCCTTTGAATATTGTTTGGCCACAGAAACCAGAATAATAAATAGTAAAAAGCCGAGTTCAAGGGAGCGAAGATGGCATTAAAAATTCAAGGGACTACCGTCGTAGATGACAGTAGTAATTGGACTGGTGTTGCAATTCCAGTCACAAAGGGTGGTACAGGCGCAACAGACGCGGCAACCGCCAGATCAAATCTAGGTTTAGCCATCGGCACCAATGTTCAAGCGTACGACGCTGACCTTGGTGCTATCGCCGCTTTGGCCGGCACATCAGGTTTTCTAAAGAAGACCGCAGCGGATACTTGGTCATTAGATACCAACACATACCTAACTGGTAACCAAAGCATTACTATCTCAGGTGACGCGTCTGGTTCTGGTACAACCTCAATCAGTTTAACGCTTGCAAACTCAGGCGTAACGATTGGAACATACAGAAGCGTTACAGTAGATGCTAAGGGTAGAGTCACAGCTGGCACTAATCCAACTACTCTATCTGGTTATGGCATTACAGACGCTCAACCACTAGATGCAGACTTAACAGCCATTGCAGCTTTAACTGGAACATCGGGTTTCTTAAAGACAAACGGTTCAGGAACATGGTCTGTTGATACGAATACGTATCTAACTGGTAACCAGAGCATCAGCTTATCCGGTGATGCAACTGGTACAGGCACAACTTCAATCTCAGTAACTCTTGCAAACACAACAGTTACTGAAGGTTCTTATACCAACGCAAACATCACAGTTGATTCTAAAGGTAGAATTACAGCAGCTTCTAATGGAAGTCCTGGTGGTGTTACTTCTGTAATTGGTACTTCACCTGTCGTATCTTCTGGTGGATCTACTCCTGCGATCAGTCTAGCTTCTGGTTATGGTGATACACAGAATCCATATGCAAGCAAGACAGCTAACTACGTTCTAGCATCTCCAAACGGTACTTCTGGTTTACCTACATTCAGAGCTCTAGTCGCTGCAGATATTCCTACACTAAACCAGAATACGACTGGTAGTGCAGGTAGCGTAGCAAACGCGTTAACAATTGGAACTGGTTTAACTGGTACTTCTTATAATGGATCTGCTGCGGTAACTATCGCGATTGATTCAACTGTCGTTACTCTAAGTGGTTCACAGACTCTAACTAATAAGACGATAACTTCTGCTTCACTTAACGGAAGCTTAACTACATTTACAGATACGACTGATGCTACATCGTCAACAGTGGCACCAGTTGAATTTGCTGGTGGTGTTGGTATCGCTAAGAAGCTCTTTGTTGGTGGTGATCTTAGAACTAACGGTAACCTACAAGTAGATGGAAACTTAACTGTATCTGGCACGACAACTACAGTAAACGCAACTAATCTTTCTATTACAGATAACATGATTTATCTGAATAATGCAAAGATAGCTACGATTACTAACGTCGTTGGAAATGGATCTACGGTTGTTTACACTACTCAAGATCCACATGGTTATGCAAATGGAATGGTGGTTACTATCACCGGAGTTAACCCATCTGCGTATAACCTAACAGATCAAACTATCACCGCTACGACTACTAATACCTTCACTATTTCTAATAGTGCAACCGGTTCATACGTAAGTGGTGGCACAGCATCAGCTAAGGCAGGCACAAACCCAGATACAGGTTTCTCATCTGGATATAACGATGGCACATATAAGCACACTGGTTTCTTCCGTGATGCAACCGATGGTTACTATAAGGTATTCCAGGGTTACACACCAGAACCAGATGCAAGTATCTACATTGATACTACACACGCTTCATTCCAGTTAGCAGACATTCAAGCCGCTAACTTTAGAGGTGCTCTGGTAGGTAATGCAAGCACTGCTACAACGTTGGCTACTGCTAGAACGATCAATGGTGTATCGTTCGACGGTTCTGCAAACATCACTATCACAGCCACTGCTACCAATGCACTGACTATTGGTACTGGGTTATCAGGTACTTCTTATAATGGATCAAACGCTGTAACGATTGCACTCGCATCTGCTTATGGTGATACTCTAAATCCATATGGTAGTAAAACTGCTAACTTTGTTCTTGCAGCACCTAATGGAACTGCAGGTGTTCCAACGTTTAGAGCACTTGTTGCTGCAGATATTCCTACACTAAACCAGAATACAACTGGTACAGCATCTAACGTAACTGGTGTAGTTGCAATTGCAAATGGTGGTACTGGTGCAAGTGATGCCGCTACTGCAAGAAGTAATCTAGGTTTAGCTATTGGTACTAACGTACAAGCTTATGATGCTGACCTTGCGGCCATCGCTGCGTTAACTGGAACATCAGGTTTCTTAAAGACAAACGGTTCTGGAACATGGACTGTTGACACTAATACATATCTAACGAGTTATACTGAAACAGATACTCTTTCATCTGTCACTGGTAGAGGTGCCACAACCGCTACTGCAATTTCACTTACAAACAACACCGCGTCGAGTTCTACTTCAACTGGTGCGTTGGTTGTTACTGGTGGCGTTGGTGTTGGTGGTGCACTTTATGCTGGTGGATCGATATTTGCAAGTACTAATCTTGTAAGTATGTTCTCTTCTGGCGATGAAGGCGGTGAGATCCAACTCTATAAGCCAGCAACTAATTCTACTATTTCTGGTAATGTTATCATTGACGTTTATCAGAACAAGTTAAGAATCTATGAAAGTACTGGTACTAATAGAGGTGCCTATATTGACCTAACCTCTGTTTCAGGTGGTGTAGCTACCAACTTAGTACCTGCAGCAGCGTCTGTCGCGACAAGTACGACTGCTGGTATAGTTAAGCTAGGTTCTGATACCACACAAACCGTTGCAGCAAACGCAGTATCGTCAACCGCTTCTAGAACATATGCAATCCAGAACAACGCTTCTGGTCAGATGGTTGTTAACGTTCCTTGGTCTGACACAGATACTAATACAACATATATCTTAGATGGTTCAGGTACAACCAACTCTGTAAACCTTGAATTGATTGCTGGTGGCTCTGGTTCAGGCACAGACACAATCAACTTTATTGGTTCTGGTGCTACTACAGTAGCATGGGATGAAGCCAACCAGCGTATCACCATTAGTTCTACAGATACTAA